CGGTCCATACAATTAGTAATTGACTCTACATCAAAAATATTTGCACCTGCTTCACCAGGTCTATTCATATAGACCATCTCAAATCTTTGTTGTCCACCAGTAGTCATAGCATCTCTTTTACGTGATATCAACCATTTGTAACTTCTAAACCCTGTCCACAACATACAATCAACATGTTCTTCTTCATTTAATTCAGGTATTTCACATGAAGAGTCATGAGCTTCTTCTACTATAGTTTCCCATGCTTCTGAATCTAATAATGATGAATATAAATCTTCAGGATGCTGTCTTGAACCAATAACAATAATAGCTGTATGTTCTTCTTTTCTTGAAGCTAATGTTGTAGTCCACCACATTTTTGTATTTCTTCTTGCACTAGGTTGTGCAGTAGTAGCGTGGTCTTCAATGTCATCTGCAATAATTATGTCACAGTCTCTTGATAAAATCTTACCACCCTTGCCTATACCTATCATTGTAGGAGATTTAATACCATGAACTGTTCTTGTTGATACTGTAAATCCATTTTGTGACCAAGACTTTCCTGTTCTAGTTCTAGGTTTAAAAGAACCCATAGGTCCACAAAAATCTTCTTTTAATCTATCGTTAGATTCTAAAGTATCAATTACAGAAGACACAGAGTTTTTTGCAATATCTTCGTTGCCACCTACCCACATAATTCTTACATTAGGATTTCTACATATCTGCCATATAGCAAAATGTATTAACAATTCTGTTTTGCCATGTCTAGGTGGAGATAATATCATTTGTTGTCCACCTTCTTCTATTGCTTTATTAATTGATTTAATCCAATTATCATGAAAGTCTGCAGTTTCAAAAGGAACACCACGTTCTGTTAAAAAATATCTATCTCTAAATTCTTTAAAACTATCTAATGATTGTATAGCTGCTTCAGGTACATCCCAATCTGTTTGTGCTTTCTCTACTTCTAAATCTTCTTGGTAAGCTGCAAGAAACCTTGAAACTTGTGCTTTAGATACTTTTAATATTTTTGCAGCATCTTCTCTATTTAATTCTTCATTTAATATTTCTTGAGGCATATTGTCTTTAACAAAATATTCGTAGGTTTCACCACGTCTAGCAGAAGCTCTACCATCTTTAGCAGTACTTTTTTTCTTTGGTTCGTTTGCTTTTAAATTTGATTTTTTTTCAGGGAGTATATATACTTCACCATTTTTTTTAGCTCGCCATTTTCTTTTATCTATAAGTTGTCTGCATTTGTCAGAACAAAATTTTCTTTGACCTTTAGGTAATGTATTAGAACATTCAGGTACAGCACAAACTACATTTACCATTTAACTTTGTTAGCCCAGTACGCTGCAGACATTTTACCTTTTTTAATATTCTTAGCATGCCTAGCCTTAAAGGACCTAGCACGTGCTGTATTACCTTTGTCTCCAGTTTTACCTTGCTGACCAAATCTAATTAATTTCATATTGTGACCAGTTTGGGCTAAAACAACATGTGACTTAGTTTTATGTTTAGGTGTTCTCTTAGGTTTGTTAACACCCTTTAAACCATGCTTTTGTAACAAGGCTTTTTTTCTAGCTTCATGTGCCATTACTTCCACCCTCTCTTCATAGCTCTGTAAGCCTTTGGACTTATAGTACTATTTTTTTTAGACCTAGAAATTCCTTTTTTCTTGCGTCTATTAATATTTCCTACTAAACTATTTTTTTTCTTTTTTGCCATAATTTATCCTACCATTTTATTTTAGTCCAAGCGTAATTCCAGGCTATTAAACCAATAAACAATAGAATTAACAATTCCATCATTCTTCTTCTTGTTTAATACTATTAGCTAATTCAACCATTAATGTCATATTGTCGTTGTAATCAGAAACAAATTTTTCTATTAAAGCATCTATTTTAGAAGTATTATGTTTCTTATTAGTTATTTCAGAACCACATGCTTCTACTAAATCTATAGCCCAAGACTTTAAACTTCTTGGTGTTAAAAATATATTTGGTTGTTTCTTAATTTTCTTTGGCACTAATAACCTTTCTTAGATACGCGTTTAGAACTGTATCTTTTTTTCTTGCCTTTTTTACTCATCGGCATTTTTTTTCACTCTCCTTATTATACGTACATTATATTTTAGGCAATGCAAATTTTCGCAGCGCCTGTGCTTTCGATATTCAGCTAATTCTTTATTACAAGAATTGCATAATCTTCTCATTATGATATTATAACATCTCTAATGCAGGAACAAGATATAAACAAAATTGGTCGTCAAGTTGCTATTAGATTAGATTATCTAATGGCAGAAGTTGATTTTGACTACAACAGACATCAACCGTGTTTAGTCTGTAATGAAAAATACAAACATCATGAAGATGGTTTACCTTGTTTGTCTGACGATAAACGAAAAAATATTATTCGTAGTTCTCGTTGGCATGGACCTAAGATTAAAGGTTCTTAACAACAATTTCATTTTTACAATTTGCACTACCATATTTGTTATTACAAATCTGCACAAATGAACCATCTTTATATTTTTTAATATAACATTTAGACACCTGCCACCACCTTATCTACTAACTCCATACTTACACTAAGTTCTTTTACTACGCTCGTTGCCAACATGTCCTCTATAGGTACGAGCATAGAGCGTGAAAAAAATTTTTTATTTTCTGTCTCTACTATCTTGTATTTGTTGTCGTAGGTCCAATCTATAATGTATGGGTTTAATTCAGTAGGGTTCCAAAACAATACTCTGTTAGTTGGGTATATCCAGTAAAAAAGAAAGTCAGGAAAAGTTTTCATTGCACATCCAATAGTTTTTTTATCAGGATGTACTATCTGTATTTCTAAAGCTACGTTGTTTGTTTGGGTTGCCTGTGTGTCTGTTTTAACTTCAAAGTATCTAGTACCTAGTTCGTTATTAACTACGAAGAAGTCTGCTCCTTGTTCTTGCTCCCACTTCTTCGAGGGTCTGACAATGTAGATTCCTTTTCCGTCTTCCCTATTCTGTGTTTGATAGTGTAACTTAATAAGTTGTTCACCTTGTAAACCTGTTTCATAGGTTTCCTTAAATTCATAAATAATATCCTCCTTTTAATTATTTCTATGCTAACATAATTTTTATATTACTAACAAACATTTGTAAATTATTACAGCGTTACAGGTAAAGTTGCTATCGGACGGCAGAAAGCTAATTACTGTGCTACGGTGCAGGACTGGGATTACCACAAGATTAGTACCCGAGGACGCTAGAAAACTTACGAATCAATTTTTTTTAAAATCTACGCATATGTCCGCGCATGCGCAAAAGCACTAGCCCACTATAAATAACAAAAATAACACGCTTTTTACTAGACATTCTGTTATTTCTGTTATACTAAACTAGACATCAACTAAGACAGGACGCAGTCCTCCTGTAACTCGTTTCCCAGTCAACTGTTCAGGTTGGTGTCATGCCCAATTTAACCTAGTTACCAGTAATTTTTTTAGGTATCACATATGTACACCCCCCGACCCAACATTAAACTATACCGTAGAAACGTATGAAACGTTAGTCATTACAACTTACTTCTATACGTACCTATACCCCACCCCCCATAAGACGCTCGCTAACGCTCGCGACACATAAAACCCGCCCATATAAAAACATATACACAAGATATAGTACCCTTTGTTAACATTCGTCTAGTATCTGTATCCAAATGTAACCCAATGTATGAGACCACAGACATACATAACCAACCATTCATACATAGGATATACACAATATATAGTATATATATCATATATCTCTCTCTATATCTGTTAACCAAGCGTACCCATTTCTAGTTTTTTTCTTACGTTCCGTTGTTGCGCTCACGCGTAACAGAAGTTGCGAACAAGTCAAATTAATAAATGCAATTTCTATGTCAATTTTACTTCGTGCGAAGTCATTATTATCCCGCCTAAAACACAACCAACCATTAGTAGGCTTCACACTCGTAAAATCTCCAATATGTATTCATTAATTCTGACATGTACGGACCCCTGTTACTAAATGGAATAAGAGTTAGTCACTCAGACTAGCGTAAATATAAAGGAGATTGGTACAAATGGTAACCAAACTTAACTCTATGATAACAAGACCGTTATCTACAACTACACGGTACACACTAGGTAAAAAGGACTTCATTGTCTCTAGTGGTGCCGTAGAAAACGCTGTAATAGGTACAGACGGTAAACCTAAACTTAGGTATAAACTCGTGGTAAACGAGAAACCCTCTAAGTATCTATTACGCTCTTGGCAAGGTGTACACCAAGTACATCAAATAATTGTTAGTGGAGACGCTGACAAGATATTCACTAAGGCAGGTGAATTAAAAGCCAACATGCCTGACTTAATTGGTACAGACAAGATAAGGGATATATTTCCTTATGTATGTCCGATAGGTCTTTATAACAAACCTGAAGTAAAAGAACAGGTTAATAAAGCTGTAAAGTCTAGTACTAATTTAAAGAAAGATACTGTATGGGAACAGTTCCTTACATTTCCAAAAGAAACTAAAGACCAATAATAACAGTATGAGTAGGGGGGTAGTTAATTCTACCTCCTTACTTAAAAAATTTTGTCCCGAAAAATACCATGAGACCACAGATAGTCACAACTTAATAATTAAAATAAGATAGTTAATAATATATAAATAATAATATAATAATAGCAGAAGAAAGAGAGGCAATATCAAATGCATCATATAATATATCAACATAAATTAAATAATAATTTTATAGAATAGAACGAAATGCTTTCGGATTATTTGACGCGCGAGCATGCGTTATACTTTTGTATATAGCTATCGCTCTTGCGTTTATAATGCGCGACACGTGTCAACAAATCACACCTAACTATATAGTTTATGTGGCGGTGTGGTAGCTTTGGAACAAGCCGAAAACAGAAGGGCAAAAAATGGTTATATACAATATAAACGATTTCTATATTCCTGAGGAAGTCAAGCCAAAAAATGCAAACTATAACTTTCGTTGTAGTATATGCGACAGGAAAATACCTAGAGATAATCCATACTGTTATAAATGCAGGCAAGAGTATCAAATCTCGCAAGACGGTGTATTCAAAAATAGTATACCTACTCACGAGAAAGCTAG